TAACAGGGGTTGGTTCTGAAATTAAATCAGAATTAGATTATACCAGAGAATTAAAAAATCTTACGTTGGGTAGAAACCCACAAGACAGAGAAGCAAATGCAATAATTACTGGAATAAATGATTTATATACAGTTGGTTTTGGTAAAATAGATAATCCATTTATTCAACAACCAGCACCAACAACACCAACAACACAAACAACAGACGGCATACCAAGAGTTAGAATAAAGTTATAAAATGGCACAAGTAATATATGAATTTGAATTGCCTGACGGTTCAATTTTAGAGATTGAGGGTGATGAAGGTAAACAGGCTGAAGCTACTGCAAAAGCGAAGGAATATATTGCTGCGCAACAACCAACACCTTTAAGTAGAAAAGAACGAGCAGTTGATATTGGAAGATCAATAGCAACTGGTGCTTATAAGGGTATAGCTGGTACAGCAGGTTTGCCTGGTATGCTTGAAAGAGGTCTTGAAGCTCTTGTTACACCAACACCAAAACCAGAAGATATTGGCAAAAAACAACCTATTACAAAATATTTTGAAGCACTAAGAAATCTTAGGAGCATGGCCTCACCATTACCGTCTTTAACAACACAGCCAATAACAGAAAAATTATTTGGTGGTTATATGCCAACTTATGAACAAATAACAGATGTTGTTGAACAAATACCAGGCGCAGAAGCAGTAACAAAATATGAGTCAAAAACTCCACTAGGAAAATATGCAGAAACATTATCTGAGTTTATAACACCAGGAGCTGCTATAGCTAGAACAGGAAAGGGTCTTGCACAAGCCGCTGCAATAGGTACAACATCTGGAACAACACAATTTGGCTTAGAACAAGCAGGCGCACCGCTTGCTGCTCAAATACCACTAACACTAGCAACTGGTGGTATAACTGGATATTTAACAAGTCCTAGTAGGGCCGCACAAATAGCAAACCAAGCGTTAAAAGGAGTTGATGATGCTGAGCTTAGTGCTGCAATATTATTAGAAAAACAAATTAAAGATAAGTTTGGTAATTCTGTAAAAATAACAGCTCCAGAATTAATAGATAACAAAGTAATACAAAGATTGGCTGCTGACATTTATGGAACTGAAAAAGGCGGTCAAATTATGTTTAATTATTTAAAAGATAGGCCAAAAGAATTAAAAAATATTGCTAATAGATTGATGGATGAATTAGCAGAAAAACCAGAATATTTAGATGATGCTCTACAAAATATTGGTACCACTTCAAAGAAAGCATTAAAAACAGCAAAAGACGAAAGAACAATAACCTCGCAAAAGGCTGGTTATACTGTTTCAAATAAAGAGTTTGTTAATGAAAGTCAAGTAACAAAGCTTTTAGATAATATTGATGAAAGAATAGCACAAGGCGGTGATAGCGGTCCTGTTTATAATGAGCTTATAAAATTAAAAAGAAGATTAACAAAAGCTCCTGATACAAAGGTTGATGAAGATATATTGATTGTTGATGAGTTTGGTATGCCTGCAACAGAGGTTGTTAAAAAAAGAAAAAGAATACCGCAAACAAATGTTAATAATTTAGATTTGGTATTAAGAGAGTTTAGAAAAAAAGTAGACGATTTTTATTTAGAGTCAGCCCTTAAAGAAAGAACAAGTATAGATTCTGGTACTTTACAGGTTTTATCTAACGAAGCTAAAAATGGTGTTGTAGATATGCTTGATGATATCCTTAAAACCAATACAAATTATAAAGCTGCAAAAAATACCTATGCAAAATTAAGTGAAGAGCTTGTTGTTCCTGTAAAAAATAATTTAAAAGGATTATTAAAAGGCGATGTTGATATAAATAAAGTAAAAGGTTTTATATTCAATCCAGACAAAAGAAGTGCTGCTGAAATTAAAAAAACTTATGAAATATTAAATAAAACAGATCCTGATGCTTTTCCAACACTAGCAAGAATTTATATAGAAAGTCAGGCAAATAAAGCTTTTGTTTTAAAAGAGGCTGGTGAAAGTGCAAAAACAGGTTTTAATTTATACAAAAGATTGATAGGAGATGATGCGTCTAAAGCAAATTTTAATTCTGTTTTAAGAGGTGTAGCAGAAGCAAAAGGTATAAACCCAAATGAATTAATTTTAGGATGGAATAATTTTAATGAAGTTTTAAAAAGAACTGGAAGAATTGTAAATATAGATAGTCCAGGAACACCAATTGATCCAACATTTTTACCAAGAGACCTTGCACAAATAGGTTCTTTTATGTGGCGTGTTAAGTTCGCTGGTAAATTAGATGAAAAGTTACAACAAAGAGCAATTAAACAATTAGCAAATGTTTTTACAAAAGATAATTCTGTAGAAGAATTAGTAAGACTTGGTAAAACAGGTGTTGATACTAATGAGGCAGTAAGAAGAACTGCTTATTTAGTTTCTATAAGTGAGCCTGGAAAACAATTCCAAGAAGAAAATAATATAACCCCACCACAATAACCTCATGTCACGCCAATCAGAAAGAGTTGGCCGATCTGGAGAATACTTAGTAGCCTCGCTACTTTCTTTACACGCAGATACTGTAATGATAGTTCCACACAGCGCGGAGGCAGACATTATCTTTGATGTTGACCATACGCTATACAAGTGCCAGGTTAAAACACAATCTAAAATACAAACACATAGAGTGTCATGGCAGTTTGATTTTAGGCGTGGTGCTTTTGCTAAAAGTAGGCAATACGAAAAAAATGCAATAGATGTTTATGCTTTGGTTGCTTTAGGTCCACAGAAAGTTGTCTTTACTTTTGCAGACGGAAAAAAACAGATAACCATTAAAGACAAAGAGATGCAAGCGATGGACTCGCTTAAAAATGTAGAAAACCTATTTAAAGAGCTTCGATGTCAACAGACACTTTAGGTTCTTCGTAATACTTAACAGAGTTCATACCTAAAGATATTAGATACTCAGCCACCTTATGTGGTGATTTCTGTTGGCTCTCACAAAAATCCTTAAACTTTTTAGCAAGATGTTTGTTCACATATATAGGCTTTCTTCCGTTTCTTTCACTTAGAATACGATCATCAAACTCATATAAATTCATAGCTACCTCATAGTTAAAGAGAAACTTCTATTGAATAATCTCCTATTTTATTACCCTTGGCATCTGTTCCATAAACCATCTGTAGTTCAAGATCAATAAAGTGTTTGGCTTTTAACAAGTCAGTCACCCTATTTTGTTTCTCTCCTTTACTTCTGGTTATATACTTTAAACAACTACCTAAGTTATAAGACAGGTTGTTAGCATATATATAATCTATAGGTTGTATCTTGGATTGCTTGTAATGCGTTCCAGCTACTTGGTTATTGGTTGCAAGCCTATCTATTGCTTGATCCCATTCCTCTTCAGTTCCTAAGTTAGTATGTGCGTATACTGTTTTATTCATCATCAATTTCTCCCAAATTTTATTAAAATATTACTTGATAATTAGTAATAATGGTTTATTATAAACAAAAATATTAATAAAAGGGAAATTTATGGAAATATTAGAAAAGAATTTTGACATATCAAATACCATAGAAGTTGACGAACTAGCAGAGAGATGGGGAGTCAGCAAGAAAACAATCGATAATAGAAGATATAGAGGGCAAGGTCCTAGCTATTTTAAGATTGGCGGTAAGATTAAATACGATCTTGATGATGTGAAAAGAATGGAAAACGACTCTTATATTTCTGTCCATGGCGCACGCTAAACTCTCACCTTCATCAGCAAAGATTTGGATGGCTTGCCCTGGCATGCCACAACTCTTAGCAAGTATGCAGGTTGAATATAAAGTAGGCATACCAGCAGCGACAGGTACATTGATTCACGAAATGGTAGAGACACTACTTAAAGGTAGATTAAATAATCTTACTTTAGAAGAATACTATTTAGACACAACACATCATGTAGAGGACTTTGACATTACAGTAGACCAAGAGATGATTGATTGTGCTAACACTTATGTAGATTACATAGACAAGAGAATGATGGAGCTTGATGTAGCAAGACCATTGATTGAAGAAAGAGTTAACATGCCAGAAATACATGCAGACCTTTGGGGAACAGCAGATGCTATTCTCATTGGTAAAGATATAATAGAGATAATAGATCTTAAATCTGGTAAGTGGGCAGTAGAAGCAGACAACCCACAAATGCGTATCTATGCCCTTGGTGCATTATCAAGATACGGAGATGACTGCACAGTTCAAATGACCATAGTACAACCAAGGGGTTGGCACAAAGATGGTCCTATTAGATCATATTCCATATCAGCTATTAACTTAGTTGAATGGGCCTATGAAACTTTGAAGCCAGCCGCCGAGGCTTGCTACGAAGAAATACCCACATACAACTATAGCAAAGACGGATGCCGTTGGTGTAATGCTAAAGATG